CGAGTCAAAGTAATTACCCTCAACAATTGGATCCGCTCCACTGGAAACGCCTTCTTGCTGGATGCCGCTTTGTAAGTTTTGTAGCACATTACCGACTACAGCACCTTTACCGCAACTAATTCCGCTTGTGTTTGTTGCATTCGCACCCTGCAATAGGTTTCCCATTACAATGTGAAATCGGCTAGAATCTGGACTATCGGCACAATTGATACCTATCCAGCCACTGGGAATGCCACTAATTTTATTACCAATGATGCGAATACGCGCTGAGTTGTCACCAGTGCTCGTACCAATAGCTATGCCATAATAATTTGATCCGTTATTCTGAGGATCAGTGACGGTGTTATTCAATAATGTGCAATCTAAAGAACCGCCATCGACTAATATATAACCATTGATAATATGACAATCCTCTACTGTACATTCATAGCTAACAAATAACTCAAGAGGATTAGCCCCTTGCTCCATCACCATATGACGAATCGTACTATTGCGGTGAATTCCAAAGGTAACGTCAGCAGTAGTTACTCCTCCAGATCCCGGTATTACTTTTATATTCTCAAATAAAAAATTCCTGCCTCCTTGACATTCTATTGCTGCAGTTGATCCGCTAACAACCGTCAAATCACGAATAACAATGTTCTGCGGAAGCGTAACAATCCGTTGAATTGTTGTAAATGCACTACCGCCAACAGGCAATGTTTCAGAAAGATTTATAACTCCACCACCAACTGTTCCAACAACTGTTGTATACCATCCTGGATACCAGAATGAAGTTCCATGAGTGCCACCAGAAACAAAAATATATTGTCCAGCTGAAAAGTTTGAAGCATCACCTGCGGTGGTCGTGGTAACAGACGATGTACCAAGAGTTGGTGCATTAATTGCATAAGTTGTTGGTCCACTCGGCCAAGGACTTCCCGTCAATGTCATTGGAATCTGAATAGTCACATTGTTGGGAAACGAACCAGTTGACTTTAAGATAGTTGCATCAACGCCTGCACCATAAGTAACACTGTTAGAAGGTGGATTAATGGCATATGTATTTAATATGTAGGTACCTGCAGGAATATAAAATATACTTGCACCAGCAGTAGCATACATCGCGCTAAAAGCTGGACCATCATCGGTTACGCCATTTCCTGTCGCTCCAAAGTTAGTCTTGACATTTAATATAGATGCATCCATACATGAGTTAGCGAAATCAGTCAAAGTTGTTCGCATAGTAGCCGCAGTAATCTGCCCAACTCCATTGGTAGGCAAATTACTGTTAAATTCCGCAATAATTTGAGCGAGAGTTTTGCTCATACTTCTACCTTATTTACTAACTAAATGCCACACTAATATTATTGGCAGATGCAACAGGATATTGATTAATAAATGCTTGGACAGAAGATTGATCTGCACTAGAAAACCACAAACCTTCTGTAGTGAATGTGTTTGGTTGATTAATTGTATATGTTCCAGTGCGTCCAGTTCCACTAACCCCAGCCACAATAGTAGTTCCAGGTAATATTATTCCAGAACCATCCAGAACAGTGTCACCTGCGCTTATAGTGCCACTAGTCCACGAACTTACAGTTAATAATGTGCCACCACTACTTCCTGAAGCTAATGCAACATCAGGATTATTTAATGACCCAATTTGGATAAGTCGAATACTTCCAGCTGCCCATGTTCCCAATGCAGATATGGTAGTAACGAACCTAGTAGCAGGAAGATAGCCGCCAATTGTTACTGCTGGACCTCCATCATTCCCTACCATCGCACCTTGTATGGCTTGTTGAATTAAAGTTGTAGCATTCGAAGGAACTAAAGTATTATTCACCATACTTATATTAAATAATATTTGTAGATTTGCTGGACGTTCAAAAGTTACATTATAGGAAGGGAAAGGTGGATTATATCCAGGACTAGTATCCTGTACAACAACCGTTGTATTTCCACTATAGTTACACCCAGGAGCCTTTCTAGACCATATAGCGTGTGCTACAGCGGCATCACTCCCACCTACTGCAGCCACGTACACAGAGTTAGCCTGAAGGGTTACACCACCAACCGTCGCAGCTGTCCCAGAAACATTTTCGGTTACATAAGCCGTAGCTACGCCTGGAGTAACTAAAACGGCACCTAGTATAGAAGGTAATGATCCTATAGAGTTCTGTTCTGTGGCTAAACTTCGTCTAGTTTCAAAAGCACCTCTGCTCTCTGTAGCTTGTCCTTGTGTCGCTGAAACGATTGTTGCCGTATCCCATCCAGAAATAGCCTGAAAAATGGAGACTGAAGTAGGAATTTGGACTCCGCTTCCATAAGTATTAGCTGCAAAAGATATGGAAACGGTGCCATTAGAGCCTATAACACCAGAAGCTAAACTTGTATAAATATTACCAGAAGGATCTTGGACAGTAGAACCAATAGGAATAAGAGTTCCTACAGCACCAGTAGCAGTAATTAATAAAGTGGTTGGAGAAGCAGGATTTCTCTGAATGAAATAAATATTTCCTATAGCATCTTGCCACCTTCCTTCGGCAAAGGAAGGATCAGTTTGTGTAGATTGAAAAAGAAATGTATCGTTAGTTTGCCCTATAAGCGCCGCAAGACTAGCCGACCATTGTCCTTGTGGCGTAGCGTTAGTTAAAGAACCTCCTGAAGTCGTAAAATTTAGGCTACCACCAAATGCATTCTGCATATCTTGCTGGACTCCCACCAAGATAGCAGATTGTGCAGGTTCTATGAACCCCTGTGGTCCAAATGTGGGTTGAGGAACATTGGTCGTTACCATTAAAATTCCTTAAAAATTAGTAGCGATAACACCAGTTCCAGTAGCTATTTGTATTTGTCCTGAAATAGACCTATCTGGAGAAATAGAAGCAATGAAAACATTTGCATTATGAACTCCAGGAACTAATTCAGCGGCAATAATATATTGAGCTTTTAAATAAGCTAAAGGCGGCATTTTTCCTAAAATAGCCTGCCAATAAGGAACACCTTGCGTCGTATCGAACCACAACTCGCCTTGAAATAACTTAGCTTGACAGGCTGCATCTTGCGCAAAAGCATAAGGTTCTTGACAGACGGCTATATTGCCAAAGGTATCCACTACAGCATCCCAACTCACCTGATCCAAAAGAAGGGACGCCATTAGTCAAGTTCCAGGAATTGGAGCAGTTGTGTCATCGCCACCTGCAGTAACGCCATCATGAAGGTGGGTTTGCAATCCAATTTGATCTCCCGTGCCAAAGCCTGCATGAACAGCACCAGTCACCTGTAAGTCACTAGTAGTTACTTTTATGTTTCCTGATTCCATTTGTATGATATTGCCATTTTTGTCTTGCAGTTTAATTCCTGTACCATCCATAACAATCATATTATTAAAAGAATCATTAATAGTAATACCTTGATTTTTGAAAGTAATGTATTGGGTGGGAGTTTTGTTCATGACCCCACCAATATAAATTCCATCAGCTAAGTCATACTTTCTATTAGAACCTGGAGTAATTGTACTACTATTCGTACTTCCTCCAGATACATTTTGTTTAAAACTAGATATATCTCTATCTGCAACTACCATATACCCTATATCGCCAACAACGGGATCCATTATAACTGCATTATTCCCACCATAAATGCGTGTATAGGGAATATTGTAAATAGTTCCATGCTGAACTGCAGTATTATCTCCATCTACCATAGAAACTTCTGGTTTGACACTTACAAATCCTGCTCCAGCTACAGCTCCTTGCGTTGCCGATCCTTGACCGCTTTGTGGATTTACTCCCATAATCTTCACTGGAATCATAGTACGCATTCGCACCATTAATTGTTTAATTTGGAAATTAATTTTATTATAATCTGAAGTTTGGTCAGCTGGTAATAGTTGACCAGATCCTACAGGACCAACATTACTCATATGCTTCGTCCATAAGTAGGCGGTAAATCTGAAGGGGGTAAATAAACTAATTGGTATCTAGAACCTAATCCAGTATAATAGGGATTCGAACTTCCTTGAGTATCCCAAAATACGAAATCACCACTAAATCCTAAATATAAAGAACGAACTATATAATTAAGGTTTTGGCAAATAACACCAGCGATAATTAATGTAGGTCCAACATAATAAACATCCATAAATAATCCAAAATATCTTTGATAAATATTTAATTGACAATTTTGATTATTAAGGACAATTTGAAACGTTTGACTAGGAATAGGTTGTGTAGGAATTATTAACATTTTATCCAAATGCTCCTAAACTTGCACTTGGAAATGATTGCAGTTGTGATGGTGAAAATGTTGCTCCTTGATTTTGTCCCCCATTAGCTGGATCTCCAGCACTTGGTGATTGAACCTGATTGGCTGAAAGTCCTGGAATCACACTCACACGAATTTGGGATAACCAAACGTCTACATGAATTAGTCCTACACCATTAATCGCAGTTCTATGATAATCCATATGAGTTAGATTAGCATTTAAATAAATAACTTCTGGAGTAACGACATCATAAAAATTATAATCACCTATTATGTTTTGCAAACTAAATAAAAAGTTTTGTCTTTGTGCAATAGAACCGCCTTGTTTAAATCTTACTTTAGCAATAAAAGGAGCCTCAACTTTATCGTAAGTTTCAAATATCCCTCCTTCTAAAGGATAATCTGATATTGTATAATCTTTTCTATATTCAAAACTTTCTACAGATTCGGCTGCAACGACGGGAAACCCATCTAAAAAAATCCCCCATTGAGGTCCAAAAACGGCAGAAAATTGTGTTACTAAATCAGAAATTAATAAGGTGGTAATGGCCAAAGGATTTAAAAACGGCGAAAAATTTACCGTCGGAACTCCTGGAAGATTTGGAACATTAACAAATGTGTCAGACATAATTAACCTATAGGAGCCGGTGGTAATGCATTATTTGGATTAGAATTAGCTGCTATTGGTTGCAGTTCTAATGTAGTATACCATTGTCCTTTAAACTTCAAAGTTTCTAAATCATGAGTAATACTACATATGTTCCAATTTCCATTTGCTGGTTTTATGGACGATTGAACTGTTACATTTTGATTATATTTAAATCCAGGATTATAAATAGTTCTAACTTTCATTCTTCCTGTACCTGCAATAGCAGCCGGATACCCAACCATTCCAGTTTGTGGGGAAATTGTAGGATTTCCAGCGGAAGCTCTATTTTTACCAGTTGGCCATGCCGCTAATACACCAGACTCACATATAAAACTGCAATTCGCAGCTTCAGCAAGCTGCTGTAACTGAGCTTTCCAACTACCCCAAAAATATGGATATCTAAGTACAGATGTTATATTATTATTTTCAAAATGAAAGCCAGCTTGATTAGCTAAAGTTTGAAATATTTGACTTGCCTGAACTGAAGATTGGTTGTATGAATTTGGTGGTGTGTTTGCTACAGCTGGAGATCCTGTCGTATCAGCTGTCACATGGAAAGGAGCATCGGGAGCGCCTTGAATATCAGCATAGGCGTCTCTTATATATCCTTTAAAAGTAAGACTTAAGTTTTCAGATTCATAAGCACTGGCATTAATAGATATTGTCTGACTTCCAGGTTTTCTAAGAGTATAACTTAACGTAGATAATTGATTAGTGATAGATAAAGGTAACCCCCAAATACGAACATTACATGCTGTAGTATTGTTCTGTCCTTGAATAGTTATACTTACAGATGATCGTAATCCGCTTACGGATATTCCATTAGAAAATGAAAAATTTATTACTCTTTGAGCAAAAGCCATAGCTAAACCAAAGCTTGATTAGAGGTATAAGCATAATCGCCAGTTAATATTTGACTTGATATATCACGAGGTATAGAATCCACATTTAATTGGTCTGCTTGTTGTGTATTGATGGCTATGCTTTGGATATTAGTTTGATGACTAGTTGTGTTACTAGTCATAACGGCACCGCCAACAATACCTAAGCTAGCTGTTTGTGGCATATTCAAAAACGGATAAAGCATAGAATGTTTATCTAATTCATTATAAATATTTTCAGGCGGTGGTTCTGGTTCCTTTGGGGGTATTGTATCTTGTGGTTTATTTACCCCTTTAATAGAGTTCATAAATGTTCTAGGCCATCCGGATGCTGATGGAGGTGTGCCTTTTTCCACTTCAATATGTCCAAAATCCGGACCACCACCTCTAAAGAATTCCCCAGACTTTAATCCATAAGCTTTTAATGCATTGTACCAAATATCTGGATGCTGCTCCACCCAACTTTTCAATAATGGAGCAACATTTCTAGATAATTGATCTATATCTATAGCTCTGCCCTTAGCATGTTCAGAAACAATATTAGTTCCGGCAATAAATTTATCTGCATATGCTCCAATACTTTTAATCGGTGCTCCAGCAGCTTCTAAAGTTTCAACAAATCCTTTAAAATTAGTAGCATATTGTGGATCGATGCCTTTTAATAAATGACCTCCTGACGTTACTACATCAACTAATCCTTCGGCGGCTTTTGATGGTCTTATTTCTCCTTCAGTAGTTTTTGCTTCTGCCTTTTCACCTAAAGATTCTTGTAAATAAGGAATAGGATTGACAGATTCACCTTTCTTTTTCTTTTCTGCTACCCAATCTCCAAGTCCACCACCGATTAATGCTCCAGGAACAGCTCCACCAACAAATCCAGATGCTAATCCTAAAGCTCCTCCAATAAATGCTCCTACTGGCCCACCAACTAAGCCACCAACAGCAGCGCCAGATGCCATTCCCGCAAATCCGCCAGCTGCACCCCCAACAGCGGCACCACCACCTGCCCCATAAGCAGCTTCAGCAGTTGGATGTTCTATAGCAGATTGTATATGTTGAACAATCCATTTAAGAGAATCAATTAAAGCTTCTAAAGGTTTAACTAAAGCAGTTTCTAATGTTCTACCCAAAGATTCCGCACTAAGCATCAATGCTTTCCAATGCGCATTTAATTCTCTTGCTGCATCAACCTGTTTTTGAGTATATTCAGGAGCTTGCTTCATTAAATCAGCTATTTTATCCATGCCCGCTCCTGCCATTGCGGACATTTGTCTTGGTATTAAATTTTGCGTATAAAGTCTTTGTAGTAAATCAGCAGCATATTTATTTCCAGAATCCGCTAATTTTTGTAATCTTGCTGTATTTTCAAAGAACGACTTCCAAAGCTGTTCTTGTGATTGTTGATCCATATGCTGGGGTCTGAAAAGATCCCAACCAATATCTCTTTTTAATTTTGGATCCCATAACCAATCATAAGCAGGATCAGACTTCTTCATAAGAACATCTGATATTATATTATTCCAATTTTCAGCGAAACTCTTAAAATCTCCTTCTGTGGCTCCTAACTGTTCTGCCGCATAAATCCATGGATATATTGCTGGAGCGGTTGACCCAATTGATCTGGCAAAATTATCTAATGTTACGGTTGTTGAAGCGACACTTTCATTGAACTTGGCAAATTTGACAGCTGTTTCCGCTCCCAAATAAGCCATTAATCCACGTAAAGCTGTATTTAAATTACCTATTACATTATTTAATGCATTAGCCGCCGCTTCCATTCCTTTAAAATGACGTTCAGTATCTTCCCTATGTTTTTTAACGCCAGTAGCGGCTTCCTCCAATCCTTTCCTTAACTTGGATGTATCTATTCCAAGTTCAATAGCTAAAATATCAATAATGGTTGTAGTAGGCATTTAAGCAAAACTTCGTTCTTTCTCGTGGATAGCTCTATACATATCATCAACAATTCCTTGTGCATTTGTTGCCATAGAATTAACATTAATATTATTAACTCGCATTTCTTTATCAATCTTATTATTATTGGTAATGTTTCTGACTTGAGTTTCTAAAGATGCCATTTTTTGCAAATTAATAATATCCGGACTTATTGATGATTGCGGCTTTACTGGTGGTGATTCAATTTCTTCTTTTTTCTCCTCTGGAGTTACATATAATCGATATCTTCCTGTTTTTTGATTATATTCTATGCCACTAGGTCCAGCAGATTTACCTTTTTGTTCAAGATCCTTCATTTTACTTACCCACTTTAAATCAGGACCTTCAGTACCAAAATAATCTCCAGTACCTAAATCAAGCGTTTTAGGACCTCCTGCAAAACCGACTCCATGAGAAGCATTTCCAGTAGCCCAATTACTTATATTAGAACCTTCGAAGACTTCCATTAATTGTTCTTCAGCACGATTACCTCTACCAGTTCCAACTTTTCTCATTGTTGTATTTGGATAATAAGCTCTATCATGGATAGCCTGCGCTAAAGTCTGTCCACGAGCGGCAGCACGATTTAGTACACTTTCCATAAAAGCTTGTTTAGCCACTACGCCTTGTCCACCAACTTCAGCTTCAGCCAAATCAAATAAATCTTGCTTGAGTTTTGGATTATTTTTTAATTCTTCGGCATAAGATTGTCTAACTTCTTTAAGAGTCCCAACTTTCTCACCAGTAATCCAGTTCTTTAATAGTTCTCTCGTATCTCTAGCTGGATGCGGACCAAAAACTGCTTGGATGACCTCTTTCCATCTAGGACCAAAAATAGGAGTTATATGTGTATCCAACCATTTTTCGAAATTACCAAAAATCATTTCTTCTAAGGAATCAAAATTATCTATTAATTTCTGCGTCCAATCAACTAATTGTTTAAAGAAATCTATAACTATAATTAACCAAGGCTCCATTTTTGTCATTATGGTACGATATAAGCTCTCTGCAGAAGCAGATAGAGCATTAATATGTGATCTTATATTAAAAGCAGCTTTAAACTGTGGATCGGTTAATTCAGTTCCCTGAAGTTGTTGTATTAACCTATTGAAATCATCCTGTGGTAGAGTTTTAAGCGCATAAACTAAACCTTGGATATTTCCAAAAGGCGTTCCTTTTATTCTATTTTCAATGACGACTTGATCTACATTTTTATGTTGTTGAATAAATGTATAAAGGTCCTGTAAGGCTTTAATTCCCGTCATTCCATTTTTGGCTATATTAGTGATAGCCAAAAGTTGCGGATAATATGAAGGAAGTCCTTGTTTTCCTACATTAAAATTTGATATATCTGCGTTTATTTGTCCTATTGCTTTTAATAAGGTATCACTATCGACATTCATGACTGCGAAGGCATTCATTAAGCGAGTAGTGCCTTCTTTAGCCAAATTAACAGATTCTAGATATAATCCTAATTTAGTGGTGGATTCTACCGTGTCAGTTATTAAATTTTTAAATCCCTCCAAAGTAAAATGAATGCCAAATAAAATTCCAATATCTTTAAATAGTTTTTCAATACCATAACTTACTTTTTTTACAGATTTTTCAAATTCATTGCTTTCTTTATTCAGTTTATCCTTAAGTTGTGCAATTAACGCATCAATTTCATCAGCACCTGCTTTAAAGGCTGATGGATCCAAAGCAAATTCAAGAACTAATGCTTCGACAACTGTAGACGCCATAATTAATTCGGCACACTCTTTTTCATCATTTGCTTTCGATTATAAGAATCCACAGCTATTATTTCCAATAAGACATAAACATCTTCTATCCCATAAATGGTTTGTAATTCATTTAAAGTTGCTTTGCCGGCTGTGACGACCGTTGCAATCGTGGTCGGACAATTTTTGGTTGAGACGAGACCCCCGGCGTCGGCATCGGTGTCAAGATCGATGAAGTCGAGCCGGTGCCAGGAAGAGAAAAACCCGTATGTAACGTAAATACCTCCGCTCTTAATTTAATTCTGGTAGCTATTTCTTCTATATCATCCACCATTAATGGACGTGAGTATTGCACATTAGAAGGATCTGGACGATATTGAATACAAGACATCATTTCGTCCAAAAGTGGTTCTAAATCATTAAAGTCGATATGTGCCAAAGCTTGAAATCCAAGAATGGCAATACCAGCAAAACCCGCACCTGCTAGATTAGGAGGAATTTCTACTCCAGAACGTGCAAGTGCTAATAATGCACGATATGCCCACTTCTCGGCTTGTACAGCTGGAAGTTCAGTTAGGATAAATATTTTGCCCTTATCTCTTCCTTCGTCTTGGATGGTTATTATAACTGTTTTTCTCATATGCCCTCTTAATTAATTATGTTAAGTTGTTGGAGAAGGTGATACTAGCGCCCATGTGATCTGGTATCTTCTTGGTTGTAAAAGTTTCTTAACGTCGGCAGTAAATGGGAAACTGGTTAAGTATCCCTGCGACAGAGAATATTGTTCCTTAATGGTAGGTAGACTAATTATTCCCGTAGCTTGATAGTTTTCCTTGGCGGTTTGACTAGCAAGCCACCACTGCTCAAATAATAAATTTGAAGGAGAGTCAGCTTGTAATGCTATGTTCTGTCTAAACGGAACATAGACAAATCCCGAAGACAGAACACCATCCACACCCATAAGGACTTCTGCAGAGGCGATTGGTTCGGAGGAAAACACGTCATCCGCCGCAAACCCGTGCAAAGTCGTTGGGGTGGGAAAAATCGTCGCTATACTAATCGTATAGACGGCCGAAGCTCCAGTAATCGTTCCCGTTGTAGCCTCCTATTAATACAACTGCGAGTAATCTCAAGCAGTAAAGTTGCAATGTCAGCGAAAAAGGATTAAAGAAAGGGTGCTTTACGGCTGCACAAATACCGTTCCGGCATCCCATCTAGCCTTGGCTGGAAGCCCATCACTTGCCGTGCAAGTATTACCACCATTATTTACCGGCGAAGGAAGCTTAGTCCCACTCTCGGCCGTTACCCAAGGCCAAGGATATAGACAATTCGTGCTGGTAAAGTACGCAGGCTTGGTGTTAGTGTAGAGTGAACTCGGAAAGGATTGATTATAGCCACTAGCGCTATCGGCACTGCTGGTTAAATAATCCCAGTTGCCATTTGTGAAGATCCTCTGTTGCCCTACGTTCGTTCCATCAAGATATGGATCACTACCATTCTGTGCCTGATTTTCCGAACCGCTCCACCCCCGCATCCAAATGCAATGATCTCGCATTCCAGAGCTTCCAACGGCTGCGTGGGGAGCCGAATAGCACCACCCATTACCTACCGTTGTTACTCCCGACTTGCCCATGAGATTGTCAACAAACGAATACCAATAATTGAATGTCATTGGACCAGCTCCCATGAGACGCGCCGATGCTATGAGTTGTCCAGCTCCACCATTTCCATAACCGTTATATCCACCCGCTCCAGAATCACTAACAGGTGACGGAGAACTAGAACCGTTACATGTGTCCCCAGGTGGATGGCCGCAGGTATAATCGGTAAAGTTATCGCGCATTCCAACACACCAATTGCGGAAGAAGGTATGGTAATTAGACCCCCCATGTGTATTGTCTCCATTACAGCTGCTTGTGTAATTCCCCTCCATGTCAAAATGATGCGTTCCACCCTCATGGGTCCCGTTAATATCCTGATCAAGAAACCAGCTACCAATAGCGCCTATTTGATACATATGTCTTGCAGCGTAATTATTAGCCACCACAGCCGCAACACCATTACGCCCAACCATTCCCTTTCCGCCTTTGAAAAAGATATTATTATCAACCAACGCCTCTGTCGTTGCTGTTTCTATGGAAATAGGATACTCGGTCCCGTCGTTATTACAATCAACACAGTCATGAATATAAGATCCCGTCACCTGCGGGCGGAACGAATAATGAAGTAGAACCCCTCCAATCCAATACCCAGCATCCACATTTTTAATCCAGCAATTTTGACACCAATCCATTGCTATTGGACTATTACCCCGGTAAATGGAAATATTCTCAACCCCAGCCTGCTGTATAAATGGAAGTGGAGTAACGCCATTTTGCTGCGTTGGGTAATAAAGTCGAGCATCATGGCTACCGGTAATACGATATGCGTGCGTTAGTGGGCTGTCGAAGGTGATAGTGGTGCCAGATATATTTGTGACCAGTTTAAGTTCGGAAGTAATTCGTTGGTTACAAAACCAATAGTCACTCCCCTGCTGGCTTCCACATTCATCAGGAAAGATAGTCCGCTGATTAACTGGCGTTGGTGAGTTTGTATTTGCCGAGGCTGTTTGGTTTATAGGATCTATATATCCAGAACAACCACCACACGGACCTAGTGGATTAGCCAAGGACTGCTCTACCGCTGCTTCGTCAATTAATACAATTTGCCCAACTGAAAACCCGGTTGCGCTGACAACATGAACAGAGGTGTCACCAAACGCAGCATCTGCCGATAGATTGGTCGGGGTGGTGGAACAGTCAGTTGGAACAATGGCATTGTTTTCTTGGCAGCTAGTCCACGCTTTTTCATTTGCTCCTATGCCAACAAAAAAAGCTGGTCCAGCTCCAGGACATGTTGTTGACGTTGGGGTGGTCCCAAGCGGCGGGGTAGCGGTTGTATTTCCACAGTTATTAACCCCATTACCTCCGTTAAGATAAAACGGCCATGGACCGTCGTAGTCTTGCAAAACCGTCTGGCAGTATGGTCCATGACCACCACTTTCCGCCGCTGGACCACCCTGAGTGCAGTTACCAGTACCCCGCAGGGTTACGCTCTTGTCAACCTGAATAAGTTCGGTCTGCGAGATTTGAAATGTCCCCGCAGCAAGTTGCACTACCTGCCCAGACGTGCAGGCATCGATTGCCGCCTGAATAAGTGCCGCATCATCATTCGCTTGCGGAGGGATGAGCCCACTTGGACTAACCGTGGCACCACATTGCGTCGTGCGGTTAGGAATGCCGCCTATATCCGCCAATCCCGCATGAGACCAATTAGTAGAACTTAAATTGTCGTATGCTGGCATAAAGAGAGCTGAGGATTTTTTGATTGGAACTTTTGGCACAAATAAGAATCCAGAAGACAGGAAAGCGCAAAAGACAATAAATGTAAAGCGGATAAAATTGGTCATTGATGTGCCGAAATTGAATAACCTGACGTACCATTTATACGCCAGATTGAGATTGAAAACTTATGCCCATTAGTCGTGTCGATAGCATCACCAGTGTTCGCACCGACACTAAAACCAGAGAATGTGATTGTACCCGCACTCGCTCCGTTCGTATCTAGTACAATGCAGGAACCGTCATTTGATGGTGCTGCAAGCGTGAACGCCCCATTGTCTGTAAAATATTGAAGTGGTCCCAAGCCGCAATCCACCGTTGTCGTCCCACTAGAAATGGTTCCAAGATTATTCGATGTAACATTAGCCCCTCCAGATAATGTCATATCCGTTGTTGCCAAATTTCCAGCACTAACATTCATATCAAGGGTGGTTTGACGCATTATCTGCGGGGTGATGAGTCCTGTAGTGTTGTCAGGGAAGTTGGTGTTTATTTCAGTTGTCAACGCACTTTGCGTCTTAACTGAACCTGTTTGCGCGAATGCAGATGTATCACAAATTGCGACAATGATCGCAAGCCACCCCAACCAACGCGCGGTATAAAATACTGCCAACACTGTTGCCAGCAATTTCGGCACGATCGCAAGCCAATACTTTGGTTGGCTTCCTGCCCTACGCATATCGTGAATATGCCACACGTCCGCGATGGTGCGGATGATCTCGCAGAAAACGAGAACGAGGATTAATTTGACAAGAGGGTGCATCGTTATTCGGCTCATCCTCTAAATAATTAGAATTGTTTGACAGGATTATTATTCCGTCATAGAAGATCCGTGCTAGTCATATTGATTTGCTGAATGTCTTGCCCATCCGTATAAAAAAAGCTTACGTTAGGCGAACCTCTAGCTGCTCTAACAATCGGACCTGGATCCGTAATCAATAAGTAATAGCCTTGCTGTTGGATAATCCCACTGATATTCACTCCAGCTTGGCTATTAACTGTAGCGGCTTGACTAGCCGATAACGTCACGCCTTGCCTAAACACACCAAAGTTACCAGCAGCCTGAATTGGCGTCTGTAGTGCCGCTGCAATCAATGAGTAACCACCTGGATTGTAAGGAATAGAAGGTGTTTGCGTTAATAGCACCATTAGTGAATTTTGGAATGCTGCATTCATCCAAATTTGGTTGATGTAGGAGTCAATCCACTTGAATGGACCAAAGGTTTGTCCATTGTAGAGGAAGACAAATGTCTGTGCAGCGGTTGCATAAGCACCATAGAAATTGTAGCCATTGGCGGTTAAGTTAGCCGCCACACTTGCATTAGTAACCGTTGCCACTAATCCAGACTGATTGCGGAAGGCTAAATCAACACGTCCATTGGTTACATTAAAATTAATGGAAGCAATGGTTCCCGACACAAACGGTGCAATCCCTTCATTAGAAGGATCATACATAAGCGTGGTGCCAGTAACATTATTACCATTCGGACCTAAGTTATAGCCAAAGCTGGAAGTAGCAGGATTAGTAACTGTTGGACTAGCATCCGTGTCACTAGCTATATACAAGAATGCCTGATTCTGTGCACCTGCCGTAGCCCATAAGGCAAAATTCATTCTCTGTGCAAATCCGTTGGCATTGTCAGGATCTCTAGCTAGGAAGAATGTGGCCCAATCTGCTGTAATCGCCGTAACACTAGTCATAAATGTACTAGGCGTTACAGGATCCGCACCTTGCGAACTTACCGCACCTAGCGTTTGAGATAGTAACAAGGCTGTAGTTACAGTACCTGACAAGGCAAAAGCTATCGTAGATTCTGCTCCTGACGCACCAGAAGTAATAACTATACCTCCGGACACAGAATCGTAAGTCACAACAACATTGGTAGGTTGCATAGATAATGCAACACTAGCAATTGTCTGTGAATTATTTACTATATAGGTTCCTGTCAATCCTTGACCAGTGCCAAGTTGGGTAATGACCGTTCCAGCTACTGGCGTAGAACCTGAAACTGTGCCTGTAACCGTCTGTCCAATCGATATTGTGCCACTACCTACTACGGTAATATTCATTAACCCGTAGGTTTCTGTCATAGTAATAGTGCCACTGGACGCTGCTGCAGCTTGATAATTAGAAACAGCGTAAGTTCCAGCGCCTCCACTAACTCCAGAAACTGCTTGACTTAATTGTCCAGTAATTAAAGTATTTCCTGCGATGCCTCCTGCCGTGCCCATTAATCCGCCATCAACAATAGTCCCTCCAATAAGGCTAGTAACGGTTAGAACATTTCCAGAAATATAACCATTAAAAGACGCTGTTTGCGGACCAATAGAGCCTGTCACAGAAGCTAAAGTAGTAGGTGCAGTATTAAGAGCAGTTTGAATAAGAGCAGCGGCAGCCGAAAAGCTGGTTGCGCTAGCTAAGTTAACCGTACCTGTACGTTGATAGCCATCGACAGTAATTTGCAATGTGCCGTTAACAGCTTGAACTTGCGCTAATGTAAGCGTAGAAATATTCCCACCACGCAAATAAGCGGAAACTGCACTAAACGGCATTTGTGCTACAAGCAATGCACCAGGAAAGCTATTGGACCCTGTGTATCCACTAAAGTAAATATTGGCAAAATTCGCTTCAGTGCTACCTGCACCAAAGAATGCCAATGCATTTGCACTCGTTGCAAATGATTGTACTGTGTTAATTGGCACTCTGGTATTATTAGTAACCATCAAGCCAACCATGGCAAGTTGATTACCACCAGGTGCAAGCACCGAAGGTGTTACTTGGACGATCTGGGAGGCCGGAATCGTGGTCATATTATCTAACTCCGAATTACGGAAGTAGCGCTAATTAAAAGCGCTAATAATTAAAAGGAAATAACAAGAAATTAACTAACTGAAACAATTGTTGTTACTGGAGGTGTAGTATCTATACCAGTAGATTGAATAGTAATCTGTCCAAAGTATTGCTGTGGAGCGTCAACAATTTGGTTGGTTAGCATTCTAGCGTGCAATACCCACCTGTCTTCATATTGCTGCTGGTCATTAATAAATGGAATTTGCCTAGGTTCGTCGGCATCAACTGGTGCTATCAAAGCATTCCCAACGGTCTGTCCACCAAATTCATTGTAGGGACCTAAAGGATAATATCCTCCAGCTTGTGCCATTAAATTAACTGCAAAAAAATCTCTAAATAAAGTACTAATAACCTGTGTATTATTACCACTATTAGGTCCGTGCACATCCAATTGATAAGTTACCAAAGTAGGTTGAAGCGCAAAGAAATTACCAGCAGCCATTAATTCACTGCCAATAGTGGCATTCAATCCAATAGAATAAACTCCAGTGCCACCAACGCTGCCACTAATTTGTGAGTAAATTTGATTACCAGAGATATTTAATCCAGAACCCCAAACTAAGTTACCAATAATAATTGTGCCAAAAGTTAAAGCTGATACTGTCAATGTCCCATAAACAAGGGAAGTACCACCTGTTATAGAGCCAGTAAATAAAGTATCTGCGTATAAATCTATGTTGGTTTCTACTCTTTCTCTATATAATGGCCACATTACCACAAAATCACTAGCAACTGGTTCGGCAACTCTATTGGCTTGTCCCCTAATAACTGGAGTCCCTGGTGGAAGAATTGTAGTTAAAAATGTCCTTAAGGCTGTCTGTATTCCTGATTCTGTGAAATTAAGGTTATAAGTCACTAGAAAAATATCTGATAATAGTTTAAATTAATGGTAGCAGCCGTTCCTCCTACTGGTATAAATTGCATATTACTTAAAGTACCTACATATTCCAATGGTGAATCAGTTACCGCCATTAATAGACCGATAGTGCCACTTAATGTGGATCCTGTTCCATCCGACCACCGTACATTAGCAATCTCTGGACGAATAAGCGCGGCATTGGCATTTGCAGGAATTACAGACGTAGTTAGCTTAGTAATAGTGGCACTACCACAAGTTAATTGTCCATTGCCTAGTGGACGAACATTAATGCCATTGAATGCCATTTTAAATTACCTTCTAAAGCCACCACTTCTTAGACGTACAATCGTATTAAAACCTTCATTAGGGATAGTTGGTGGAGCTGGTGGAAGTGGTCCAAATCCTGTTGAAAATCCTGAACTCCAAGGACCAGCCATAGTTATTACCTCTCTTTTCAACCCGTTGGGTTGCTACATTCCAAATAAAATTCATAATAGTGTTTGAAAAGTGTTTTCGAAAACAATATTTTTAACAAGCCGTAATAATGAAGATGGAAGGTGGAGGAACACTTGGATTTGGATAAGAAGGAGCAGGAGGAATTATAGCCCCTTGTGTAGCATTCGATCCGATCAGAAAAAATTGCCCATTCTCCACAGAGAAAGGAGGACCAGAGCTAACGATAGACCACCATACCCATGTATTTAAATCAATTCCTGTAGTCGGCCAACTAGCCACATAAATATTACTAGGTGGAGTTGGATTAGTCATAGTAACTTGGGTACCAGTCAATACTTGATTTACGAAATAGGATATATTTACTACTGCAGTAGTCGGATCATCAGTATCGCAATTTTGGTCATAGAAAGTCGTAGAAAAATACGCAGTTGCTCCTTGCGGTAAATATCCAGGACCTGGCTGGACATTGCTAATAATGAAATTAGGACAAGTTTGGCATGGCATTCTATATCACCGAAGTTATAGAAGGACGTGGACCCACTGAAGTGATAGAACGCGGAGCGCTTACTTGTGTAATTGAACGATAAGCACCTCTAGTTATCGGAGGAACAACACCAAAGCTCCAATCATTCTGTTGTCTCAGTAATGCTAACAATATGTGGCTATTAGGATTATATTTAGCAATAAAGTTTACATTGGTTTCTGGCTGTATCGGTGCAGAATCGTCATGTGTCTCTGGTTGTAAATTGTGACGATTAATAAAGTGTATTGATGGAGTATGTTTAGCAATGAAGTTTACATTAGTTTCAGGTTGAATAGGAGCACTTATTTGTGGATCGGTTTGTATTAGTCTACGATTAATAAAGTGTTTAGTATTAGTAAATTTAGCAATAAAATAAGTTTCAGGAACTATTGGAGGAAGGTCGTATGAATCTGGTGATAATAATTTAGGATTTATAAAATGTTTAGTTTGATTAAATTTACCAATAAAGTTTACATTAGTCTCAGGTTGAGTAGGAGCACTTATTTGTGGATCAGTTTGTATTAATTTTCTATTAATAAAGTGAGTAGTATTATTGAACTTAGCAATAAAGTGAGTATTAGTTTCATCAACTGCATTTCTGTCTTCAGTATAAAATTGCCTAAGACTTGGTAATAATTTATGTGTTATGGGAACATATTTAGCAATAAAATAAGTTTCAGGAACTATTGGAGGAAGATCATATGAATCTGGTGATAGTAATTTACGATTAATAAAGTGAGTAGTATTAGTAAATTTACCAATAAAGTTAGTATTGGTTTCAGGTTGACTAGGAGCACTTATTTGTGGTTCAGTTTGTATTAACTTACGATTAATAAAGTGCTTAGTGTCAGTAAATTTACCAATAAAGTTTACATTAGTCTCAGGTTGGGTAGGAGCACTAATAGGTACTTCAGTTTGTATTAACTTACGATTAATAAAATGTTTAGTTTGATTAAATTTACCAATAAAGTTTACATTAGTTTCGGATTGAGTAGGAGCGCTAGTCTGTGGTTCATTTTGTAATAATTTTAGATTAACAAAGTTGGGAGGAGTAAAATTCTCATATGCAATTACAAATAAACTACTCGGACATTCAAGTGTACTTAAATCTTGCGCAGTGGCTTGATAAATTTGCCTATTAATAAAATGAGCAGTATTATTAAATTTAGCAATAAAATTAGTATTAGTTTCAGGTTGAATGATAACAGTAGTATGAGGAACATTTTGTCTTAATGATTTAAGAAGAGTATTAACAGTAGGAGTAAAGCTAGCTAGGAAGTCAGAAGTAGTATCAAAAGAACTGATAGAAACATCTTGTGAATCACCTTGATATAATTTTCTGTTGATAAAGTGAGTAGTACTATTAAATTTGCCAATAAAATTAGTATTAGTCTCTACTTGAGTAGGAGCACTAATATGTGGATCAGTTTGTATTAACTTACGATTAATAAAGTGTTTAGTATCAATAAATTTAGCAATAAAATGGGTATTAGTCTCAGGTTGAGTAACAGGACTGCCATCAAATAAAGCATTCTGTCTTAATGATTTAAGAAGAGTATTAACAGTAGGAGTAAAGCTAGCTAGGAAGTCAGAAGTAGTATCAAATTGTCCAGTAGTGTCAATATCTTGTGAATCACCTTGATATAATTTTCTATTGATAAAGTTATTAGTATTATTGAATTTAGCAATAAAGTGAGTATTAGTTTCGGGTTGGGTAGCAGCACTACCATCAAATGAAACATTTTGTTTTAGTAATGGTAATAAGAAATGTCTAGTACTAGTAAATTTACCAATAAAATGAGGATTAGTTTCTACTACAGTAGTACTACCATCAAATTGAATAGCTTGATAGATTTGTCTATTAATAAAATGTTTAGTATTATTAAACTTGGCAATAAAATTAGTATTAGTCTCAGGTTGACTAGGAGCGCTAATATGCGGATCAGTTTGTATTAATTTTCTGTTGATAAAATGTTTAGTATCAATAAATTTAGCAATAAAATGGGTATTAGTTTCTGCTTGTGTTGCAGTGTCTTGTGGTGTATTCTGTCTTAATGATTTAAGAAGAGTATTAACAGTAGGAGTAAAGCTAGCTAGGAAGTCAGAAGTAGTATCAAAAGAACTAATAATATCTTGTGAATCACCTTGATATAATTTTCTATTGATAAAGTTATTAGTATTATTGAATTTAGCAATAAAGTGAGCATTAGTTTCTGGTTGGGTAGTAGTACTACCATCAAATTGAATAGCTTGGTATAATTGTCTATTAATAAAGTGGTTAGTATTATTAAACTTGGCAATAAAGTTAGTATTAGTTTCTGCCTGAGCACTAGCACTTATTTGTGGTTCAGTTTGTATTAACTTACGATTAATAAAGTGGTTAGTATTATTAAACTTACCAATAAAGTTTATATTAGTTTCTATTACAGTAGTACTAGCATCCTGTGGTAGAGTTTGTCTTAGTCCAGGTAATATATTGTGTCTAGTTGGAGTAAATGACGCAATAAAATTAGGAGCTTCTAAAGGAAGAATTGGATCTTGTGGATCGTTTTGCCAAAGCTTTTGTAATAGGAAATGTTTAGTATTATTAAATTTACCAATAAAATTAGTATTAGTTTCAGGTTGAGCAGAAGCACTAATATGTGGATCGGTTTGTCTTAATTTCTGTAGCAATGTATGTTTAGTAGGAGTAAATTTACCAATAAAATTAGTATTGGTTTCTACTAAAGGAATATCTATCGATTGTCCAGAAGCTAAATAATATTGAAGTGTTTGGACAGATTTATGGATTGTAGGAGTAAATTTAGCAATAAAGTTAGTATTAGTTTCAGGTTGACTAGGAGCACTTATATGTGGATCAGTTTGTATTAATTTTCTATTGATAAAGTTATTAATATTATTAAACTTAGCAATAAAGTGAGTATTAGTTTCAGGTTGTGTTACAGGAGAAATATCCTCTGATTCAGTCCAATATAAGTTATTTAGTATTACTGCATTTAATAATGGCTTACTTAATAAATTCGTCGTATTTCGTGCATTTAAAATTATGTGTTCTGGAAAATTAACACTGGCTTCTACTACAGAAGAAATATCCTCTGATTCAGTCCAATAAAGATTACTAATTATATTTGAAGTAGGTATTAATTTAGCAGCACTAGAGTATATTTGGCGAGCCGCAATCTGTCTTGGGTCTGGATAGTTTGTATTGGTTTCACTTACAGTAGTAGAAGCTTTAAGTGCGATAACTCCCGTAATCCAGTCGTTAGCAGTTGCTGTTCCCGTTGTGAATGTGGCTTGTGTACTTCCAGAGGAACCCTGAATGAGATATTCAGAGTGCATATACTGAACATCAGCGATTACACCCGCAGTGCTATCTGTGAATCCTGTTCCTGGACGAACAGCTTGGTTACCGCTTCCAGTAGCATTTAGTACACAGCCCCAAACTAAGTCACCAGCAATGCTTGTAGTGACAGTTCCAGAGACTATAGCATTTAGAGCAGTTCCTGATAAACTTTGTACAAGTAGATTAGAACCATCTATTGCACCACTAGTTTGTATTCCAGAAAATTCATCAGCAATAAGTCTTTTAAAGGTTACGGCACTATGGAAATTAGCTGTTAAAGTTTGTGGACTATTACTTATTCCTGTACCATAAAAATATCCTACAGCGGCATTATCGCCACCTGATACTGCAGTCCCTGTTACAGTATAACTATTACCTTTATTATCAACTACAGATGCAAGTGCAGTCGCAGTAGCAGCCGACCAAGCAATGGCACCAAGAACAGCATCACTAACAGTAATAGCCGAGGCAAAACTTATGGAAAGAGCTGAACCGCTAGCACTAGTAGCGCTTGGACCTATTGTACCTTGGACACGAACAATAGACATTTAAATATCTGACACTCGATTTATGTCAGTTAAAATATCTCCTTTTCTTCTGATTAAAGGCATTACTATTATCTTCCTTAAAAAGAATCATTTATTGATGTCCAGGAAAACCACCAAACCAATTACTTTTCTGTCTAGGTATTCCACCTCTGTTTACGCTTCCACCTCCCCCAACTGGTACAGTGGAGGCAGTGATAACAGGAGGAGTATTATTTTGAGAGGAAAAAGCAACAACCGTCGCAAAAATACTGCTACCAGCGCTTCCAGAAAAATTAAAATTCCAAGTCTGTTGAGTAGTATTCTGGTGGTAATAATGCGCTACCGCATCAGCATTATCCATACGATCAGCATCAGTCATTCCTGTATAATTAACTATATCGTAGGTAGCACCTGATGGTGATCCACTTGCTAATGAACCATAAGGTCCACTTGGGGTTCCCCCAGTATATATTGTTAATCCAGGAGAACCACTTGGGGTAAAATCTGGAATATCACTTGTTACGGGTTTTGTGGAGGTAACCGTACCAGCTATTCCACCATTATTAAGAAATCCACTTCCATTGACACAATCGAAAAAACGAAAACTTTCGCCACCTGCAAAAACAGTAGTGCAAACTATATTTAAAACATTAGAATTTGAAGGCGTTGCAAATGTTTTATAAAATAACCACGAGCCTCCAGAAAAACTCCCATTCGTATAAGTATTTCCAGCAGTATCAGTAACACCAGTAACAGTGGTTAGGGAAGGGTCAGCACCCCATGCGGCAACTAATAAATTACCATCACAAGGTAAATGAAGCGGAGTGGTTCCATTAGCTACAAAAGTTGCAGGTGTAACATGTAAAATACGAACAACGCGAACTGTGCCTGAAGGTGCGGTACCTGCAGATGCTGCTAATAAAGCTACAGATAAAGTATTCCATCCATTATTTGGTAATGGTGATGGATTAACCGAAAATCCAGGGGTAATAGAACCATTACTCGTTTGGACAACATAGGAACTGCCATGAATAATAGGACTGCGATTATTGGCAGTTAATAATTGTGGACTATTTCCACCAGTTGCATTAAATGTCGTCGCCAAACCTATACCATTAGTACCTAAATCATTGGCAAATAAATAAGTAAAAATTAAATGACCACCATTGGCATCATTATTCGTACTTGGTGTATAATTCCCCGCATTCGGGGATGCACCTGTACCACCCGCTGTTGTGGAATGTCCATCTACTGGAGTAATTGTTTTAATATTTGTAAATTCTGATAAAGAATAATGAAAAGGAAAGAATGATGCATTAAAATTACAAGTTATTTGATGTGCTCCAGAATTACAATTAGGTAATATATACATAGAACTTATTATATTTGAACCATCAGTAGCACTTACATCTGGTGCGGTTCCACTCCATGTTCCATTCGTATCAGTAATAGATGATATTGTATTAGCTGCAGGATAAGAGATACATAAAATTAAACAATTGCCTGCTAACGCAGCATTAGGAAGATTGAAAACATACCCATTACCAGATATACCTAAATTGGTGTTGCAATCGGAACTAGTATGCTGAACAAGTGTGGGAGTTGCCATTAATTATTCCATATATTCTTCCCAAGATTCAACTAAATTAGAAAAATTAGGTGTTTTCCATATCATTCTCTGATTATCTAAACACCAAGGATATTGCTCTCCGACTGGAAATCCATTGAGTAGTTCCCAACCCATGGAACTATTTACAAAATATTTATTAGATATTTCATAGAAACACAACCAAGGACGAGAACCGAATAATGCCAATATACTTAAGTCACTATCATAAAATAAATTACATTTGGCGCTTTCATAAATAGAAAATCTGGATAATATACTAGAAGATTCCTTAAGAAGGATAACTTCATTTCCTTTCTGTTCTAAATAATATTTAAAATTAATCCAATCCTCATTTTCTTCTTTGAGTGTGATTGTTATATAACCTGAGTCAGTCCATGGGAATGTAGGAATTAGTTTGGGAACGCTTCTAAGGAAATTTTTAGATAAATAACTTATATCTCTGCACCCGTATAATTTTTTATGCCTTCCATAAAAGGCTTTATCATCTTCTACAGCACCAATTAACTTAAGTGCAGGACGAAAAACATCATTTAACCAATTATGTCCTTGTTCTCCTGGTTTTAATTTATTACCTTTTCCTTGCCAAAATCCGACTTTTAATGGAGGTTCACAATCTTCCTCTATTCGTGTCATTTCCGCATCAATTAACCAACTTATAAAATCATAATTATGCGGACCTAAAACAGCATTGTAACAAACATATCCAGCATCTAAATTTTCATCTGGTTCTGGCAATCCATAAATATCTATGGACTTATCCATTTCTTCTATGAGATGATTTAATCCACCTCTTGTCATTTCTTGGAAGGATGTATTACCTGTACTTTCAGCAATTCCCATATTAGGACCAACCATAGAAATAGCTAAATGTACTATTGGATTCTTTTTAGCTATTTCCAAATAATTTTCTAAAGTGGATAATACTTCTTTATTTCCAGAAATCATGTTAACGGTTTCTTTCCCTCTACTACTTCCTTTGGGATTTCCACAATACCTAAATGACCATATTTATCAGCACATTCCTTGCAAAGTGCAAAAACATGGGGAGCCCATTCTGCGGTCACTAGTCCTTCTGGCTTACTACAACTTGCACAGTAGGCAATTTCATACGCAATACGACCACGGTAAACAGTTTTTGTATCTGGATCCTCAATACGTCCCATGCGATAGACAACATTATTACTTGGATCCCGAAGGCGGCTATCAGGCAAGCCGCCTTCGAGTTCCTTATTCCAATCCCCTTGTCTTAGGAGATTATGCGCTTTTCTAGACACCCTCACTAGACACCTTCACTAATTTCCAATGTGGAGTCTTGGAGGGACGAAAGTAAGCTAGCTACTGTAGTAAGTTCCACATCCACTGGATTAAGTCCATTAGGCATCATTTGGATAGCATCCTGTGGAGTAATTGGCACCCAGCCACCCATACCACCAGTTTGCGCAAAACCAACTGTAATACGAGTGGTTAAGGTACCTGTACCAACGTTGATGGTATTGGTATTATTAATCCAAGTGCTAGATGCCGTAAGACCCGCAGCACTCGCACGCAAGTTACGAGAGAATGGCGTTTGCGGGGTACCACCAGTAGCAGCGACACCGCCATTGCCAAGTGTTTTAATACGGGCTTGTGCGCCACCAGCCGTCGAATTACGAGCAGCTAGGTAAAGACCAACTAAAGAAACAGTTTCCTGGTTGGAGGAAACTGTTTTACCAGCCATATAAGTCGCTTCGGATCCTGCTGTAGCAGAAGAAGTTACAGAAAAGTTCAAGTCATAGTAGAACGGCATAGGAATACCTCCAATTAAACCTTTCTATTAACACGTTTTAACCGAAAGGCTTTGCGTGATTTGAGTTTGCGAACAGCTGCTCGCGTTGAACTATAAAAAGCAAAAATTCCAATATATAAATTTCCTATAAGCTTTAGTTTTGAATGAATGGAGTTGCAGAATCTATCTGTAATACAACTGCAACTTTACTCCAATCTTGCCAAAGTTCCAAAACTTGAGCAACTAACCAAATATTCCCATCAGGTGTAGTTATCAAATCACCACCTTGTTGAGTTAAGCGAACATTAGCCTGAGATAATCCGTTAATATAAATAGCTCGTTTCAATCCCTGTAAATTAAGCCCCTCCAATTGATATAAATCTTTATAGGTTAAGTTCTGTACTTGTCCTGAAACATTTAAAACAGGGGGCAAATAAGTTGGTGTTACCGTACCATCAGGATTTACGATATTTCCAGTTGAGATTTGTATGGATAATGGAACTTGAGGATTAACAACCGATATAGGACCTACTGCTATGGCTTGTAGATTCATAATTAAATCTCCTAACCAGCAGAGCCATTACAAAACCCCTATTTCCTTTAGGGGAGCGCCAATACAAAATTCTGGAGATAAGTTTTTCTTAAACAT